TTATAGTCAAGTAGGAAGCAATTCTTATCTTGTTATCGATGGAAACTATAAGTATGTTTACGATCGTTGGAACGATGTATATCGTTACATCCCATGCAACACTGACGTTGCTGGTCTGGTAGCAGATACTGCAATCAGAAATGAACCATGGTTCTCTCCTGCTGGTTTCTCCAGAGGTGGAATTCGCAATCTGGCAAAACTTGCTTGGAATCCAGGCAAAGAAGATAGAGACGAACTCTATGCAAATAGAATCAATCCTATCGCAGTGTTCCCTGGACAAGGTGCAGTTCTCTTTGGAGATAAGACCGCACTTTCCAACCCATCTGCATTCGATAGAATCAACGTTCGTAAACTGTTCCTCGTTGTTGAAAGAGCAATCGAGCAAGCAGCAAAAGCACAACTCTTTGAGATTAACGATGAAACAACAAGAAATATCTTTAGATCTATTGTTGAACCATTCCTTCGTGATGTTCAAGCAAGAAGAGGTATCACCGATTTCTTAGTTGTTTGCGATGAAACAAACAATACTCCTATTGTTGTTGATAATAATGAATTTGTCGCTGAGATTTATATCCAACCTGCACGTTCGATTAACTTCATTACTCTGACATTTACTGCAACAAGAACTGGTATCTCCTTCGATGAGATTATCGGTAGATGATCTGTAGATAATAAATAAAATTACGGGAGACATTACAAATGGCAAACATTAACCAGTTCAAATCTAGATTACAGGGCGGGGTCCGCCCCAATCTATTCCAAGTAGATATTACGTTCCCTACTGCATCATTTGATTTAGGTGGGAACAATACTACTGCTTCATCACTTTCCCAGGCAGGAAGATTTCTGTGTAGATCTGCACAGATCCCCGCAGCAAACCAAGGACTTATTGAAGTTCCTTTTAGAGGTCGTTTCCTCAAAATTCCTGGGGACAGAACCTTTGAACCTTGGACTGCAACCTTCTACAACACCACAGATTTCGATCTGAGAGCGGCGTTTGAACAGTGGATTAATATTGGTAATAAAACTGACGAAGCACTTGGAACTTATAATTTTGGTCCTGAAGGTGCTTTTGGTCAGTATTTCCAAGACATTACTATTAGACAACTTGACAAAAATCCTGAATCTACAGGTCAAGCAGCAGTAGATGGTGGTCGCAATAAAGTCCTGAGGGAGTACAAACTTGTAGGTGCATGGCCAACTAGCGTTGGTGCAATCAACCTTGCATATGATAGCAACGATCAGATTGAAGAATTTGATGTTGAGTTCCAATATCAGTATCTTGATGCTGGTGAAAAGAACTTCCAGGTAGGTAAGGGTGAGTTCACCACTCTCAGATCTGTTGGTTCTACCACAAGTGCAGGTTAATTAAGATGATAAATAGAGTAACGGTTCAGTTACTCTATATTTGGAATGGCGCAATTATTTGGATTTTCAATTAAAGATGAAGATCTCAAGAAGGGGGCGAGGGCAGCCGCGTCCCCTGTTCCACCTACAGACAATGACGCTAGTTCAACCATCACTCCTTACGGGGGATGGTTTGGTCATTATGTAGATCTTGATGATACTAAGAAGCGTGATGAGATTAATCTCATTCGTCGCTATAGAGAAATGGCACTTAACCCAGAGGTTGATAGTGCTATTGAGGATGTAACAAATGAGGCAATTGTTACTGATAAAGACGACAGTCCAGTAGAATTAGAACTGTCTAACTTAGAAGTATCAGAGTCCATTAAGAATCGAATGAGAGAAGAGTTTGATCATATCAAACGTCTTCTTGATTTTGATAAATCTGCACATCAAATTTTCAGGCGTTGGTACGTTGATGGTAGATTATTTTACCATAAAGTTATTGATCTTGAAGATCCCTCAAAGGGTTTATTAGAACTCCGTTACATCGATCCTCTTAAAATTAAAAAGGTTCGCCTGGTAGAGAAACCCCCAGTTGATGCGGATCAATTCAACAAATATGATTATGGTCAAGTAACAGAATTCTTTGTCTACAATGCAAAGGGTGTGAACAATACCAATCAAGGAATTAAGATTGCAAAGGATGCAATCACTTATGTTCCATCAGGTATTGTAGATCAGGGTAGAAACATGACCCTGAGTTATCTCCACAAAGCAATTAAATATCTCAATCAATTGAGAATGCTTGAAGATAGCATTGTTATCTACAGATTATCAAGAGCACCAGAGCGTCGTATTTTCTATATTGACGTTGGCAATCTTCCCAAAATTAAAGCGGAACAATACCTGCGTGATGTAATGTCACGCTACAGAAATAAGATGGTATATGATTCCAATACTGGTGAGATTCGTGATGACAAAAAGCATATGAGTATGCTTGAGGACTTCTGGTTGCCTCGTCGTGAAGGTGGTCGTGGTACAGAAATTACCACACTGCCTGGTGGACAAAACCTCGGTGAACTGACTGACATTAAATATTTCCAAACTCAACTCTATAAGGCACTCAACGTTCCGCCTTCTAGATTGGAAAGTGATAAGTCATTTGATCTGGGTAAATCTGAAGAGATCAACAGAGACGAAATTAAATTTACAAAATTTGTAGGTCGTCTCCGTAAGAAGTTCTCTGATCTTCTCCACGATCTTCTCAAAACTCAACTCATTCTGAAAGGTGTTATTGCACCTGAAGATTGGGAAGAAATGAAAGAGCACATTCAGTACGATTATCTTTATGATAATCAATTTGCTGAAATGGCAAATCTTGAACTGCTGCAAAGCAAAATGGATGTTCTTGATAAACTAGATCTTTATGTTGGCAAGTACTTCTCTCAAGAGTATGTCATGCGTCAACTCCTTCACTTCACTGAGAGTGAAATTGAGGAGATGAAACAACAGATAAATAATGAGATTAAGGCGGGGCAAGTTATTGACCCTCTTGATCAGGTCGCTCAAGAGAAGCAAAATGCGGATCTTGATATGGAAACTAAAAAAGTTCAAATAGACCAAATGAAAAATCCTCCTGCACCTAAAACGTCAGGATCCCAAAACACTAAATAATATCGAGGTTAATTATGGAACCTACTAAAATTGTGGATATGATCATGAAGGATCAACTTAGTGATGCTTCTGATGCGGTGAAAGACATGATTATGAACAAAGCAGCACAGATTCTTACTCTTGAAAAAGAAAAGGTCGGTGCAAATATGTTCAACCATTTAGAAAACGAACCAGAAGAGACAGAAGATGAAACTGATCACGGAACAGATTGAGAGTGTAGAATTTCTCATTGAAGAAAATGGTTCTAAAAAGAATCACTTCATTGAGGGTATCTTTCTCCAATCAGACATTAAAAATAGAAATGGCAGAATTTATCCAATGAACGTTCTTGAAAAAGAAGTTCAAAGATATACTGAATCATACATTTCTAAAGATCGTGCATTAGGAGAACTCGGTCATCCCGAAGGACCTACTGTAAATCTTGACCGTGTATCTCATAAAATTGTTTCTCTTCAAAAAGAAGGATCTAATTTTATTGGTAAAGCAAAAATTCTTGACACCCCTATGGGGAAAATTGCTAAGAGTTTAATTGACGAAGGAGTAAAACTCGGCGTCTCTTCTAGAGGTGTTGGATCACTCCAAGAAAAAAGCGGAGTCAGCTATGTCCGCGATGACTTCATGCTTGCAACTGCTGCTGATATTGTAGCAGATCCTTCTGCTCCTGATGCTTTCGTTGAAGGTATTATGGAAGGTAAAGAGTGGGTATGGAGCAACGGCATTCTTACAGAACGTCGTATTGAATCTATTAAGAAAGAATTAGACGCTGCAACTTGGTATAACCTTCAGGAGCGCAAAGTTTCCGCGTTTGAACAATTCTTAAAGGGATTATAATTTATAAATAAAACATAGAATCTAAAAGATTATATTAGGAGATAGAGCACATGTCAGCATCAGTTGACCAGAAATTTGAAACTTTCGTAGAAGAAACTCTTGAGGAGAAAGCGCCAACTGATGGTGCCAAGAAGGCAGACGGCATGGTTGCTGCTTCAATTCCCGCACCTCAAGATACCGCAAAGGATAACCTTGGCGGTCCTACCGATCAAAACTATAAGCAGGATAATGATTCTGCAAAGATTGCTAATAAGGGCACATCAAAGGTTAGCGATGGTCATGTTACCAAGAATGCAAAACCTGGCGATGCTGCACCTGGCAAACTGAAGGAAGAAGAAGAGACCACCGAAGAGGTAGTTTCTGAAGTTTCCGAGTTCAGTGTTGAGGAAGATGTTAAGGCACTTCTGACTGGCGAAGAACTCTCCGAAGAGTTTAAAGAAAAAACAAGAACAATCTTTGAAGCTGCAGTCAAGTCGAAACTTGCTGAAGAGACCAAGAAGATTGAAGAAGCATTTGAGGCACGTCTTTCTGAGCAAGTTGAAACTGTTAAGTCAGAACTCGCTGAGAAGATGGACAAGTTCCTCACTTATGTTGCCGAAGAGTGGAAGAGAGAGAATGAAATCGAACTCCACAACGGCATCAAACTTGAAATGATGCAGTCCTTCATGGACGGCATGAAGAATCTTTTTGAAGAAAATTATGTACAACTCCCTGAAGAAAAATATGATGTTATGCAAGAGATGACAGACAAACTTGATGAGATGGAAGCAAAGCTCAATGAGCAAATTGAAAAGAATATGTCACTCAATGGCACAATCAAGACCTTTGTAAAGGAATCGATTGTTGCTGAAGTTTCCAAAGGTCTCGCTCAAACCCAAGCAGAGAAGTTCGCTTCCCTTGCTGAAGGCGTAGAGTTTGAAACTGAGGAGTCCTTTAAGTCGAAACTTGAAACCATCAAGGAAAATTATTTCCCTAAGGCGAAGGTAGAACTGAAGGAAGACATTGCAACTGGTGAAGTTGCATCCCCCGCTGAGGGTCCAATGGCTGCCTATGTACAGGCAATTTCCCGTTGGAAATGATTATTAACTAAACCACTACTTACTTACTAGGAGAAAACAAATGTTAGGCATGTCCCAACAACTCCAGGAGAAGTGGGCACCTGTTCTTGAGCACGGTGATCTTCCAAGAATTGAAGATAACTACAAGAGAGCTGTCACTTCTATCCTGCTTGAAAACCAAGAGCGTGTAATCCGTGAGGAGCGTCAGATTCTGTCTGAAGCAGTTCCTACGATGAGCACTGGTTCAAACACTGCTGGTCTTGCTGGCGTTGGCGCTGCTGGTTTCAGCACCGCTGCTACCGCTACTGGTCCTGTTGCAGGTTTCGACCCCGTTCTGATCTCACTGATCAGACGCTCAATGCCAAACCTGGTCGCTTATGACCTCGCTGGCGTTCAACCAATGAGCGGTCCTACTGGACTGATCTTCGCAATGCGTGCTAAGTACGACGGTCAAACTGGCGGAGACGCTGGTGAGACCTTCTTCAACGAAGTTAAGACAGGTCAATCGGGTGCTGCTGGTACTAATCCTGCTGCTACTAT